GAGCCCCTGCATGGCAACCCGTATTATTTCTCGCGTATCATTCGTTGGGGTCAGGAGTCTACCCATGGCTTGGTTTCCATAGAAAACTTCGCCTTCAGCATGAGGGCTTGTTCGGACGAACACAGCCACCTGACTGCAATACTGGCGTTCTCGCCTTAGCTTCTCAGCCGCGCGCTCAGCATAAGAGCAAACCGCCTGCCTCATGTCCTCGTATTCAGTGATGCGCGAACCAAATGAGCGTGAGCAGACAATCTGCTGCTTAGTCGGCGCAAACTCTTCCAGCTCGAGGCATGGCTCGCCGCGCAGCTCGCGGATGGTTCTTTCCATTACGACAGTGAAGTTATCGCGCATCAGCTTGATGGGGCTGTTCGCCAAATCCAGGGCTGTGTTAATGCCCATTATTTTTAGCCGTTTGGCGATTCTCCTTCCTACGCCCCATACATCCTCAACGTCAATCAGCGCCATAAGTTTTCGCTGCCGCTCAACGTCAGAAAGGTCAAGCACGCCGCCGGTCTTCGTCCACTTTTTAGCAGCGTGGTTAGCCAGCTTCGCCAGCGTCTTTGTCTGCGCAATGCCAACGCCAACAGTGAGGTGCGCCTCCTGCTTTATTCGCGCTCTTACCTTTCGGCCCAGCTCATCGAATGATTGCAGTCTGTCCAGTCCTGTTACGTCCATGAACGCCTCATCGATCGAATAGACCTCAACCGAAGGCGCCATATCTTCGAGTATGGTCATCACCCGGTTGCTCATGTCGGCGTACAGCGCATAGTTGCTGCTGAACACGTGAATATTGTGCCGGCGGATTTCGTCCTTCAGCTTGAAGTAAGGCGCACCCATTGGGATTTTCAGCTCTTTCACTTCGGCGCTCCGGGCGATCACACAGCCGTCGTTATTGCTCAGAACCAGCACCGGCTTACCGCGCAAGTCAGGCCTGAATACCGTCTCGCAGCTGGCGTAAAACGAGTTCACATCAACGAGCGCAAACATCACATTCCGCCGTTTGGATTGAATACCTGAAACACGCGCTCATCGCCTTCCGATGTCGAAATATCCCGGAAAACTGACTTGTGAGCCTCGATCCAGTTATTCGCTTGCCGTGGCGTGTAATGCCAGTTCAGGCGCTCAAGTTCACTGACAAAGTCGAGTGTACTTACGGTGTAGCGGCCAGCAGCATCGCGTTTGATAGCGAACCTGAAGGCGTCTTTGATTTCGTAGTCGCGGGGCATGGTCATCTCCCTCCCTGATAGATACTGTATATAAATACAGTAATATCGATCGATGGGATCGATCAAGTCGATTTAGAGTAAAATTGCTACCGATTCAGAATTAGATTTATTCAACCTGCATAATTTAATTTGCACGTAGATACGTGCATATGGTTATAATGCTCGTGTATTCACAACACGAGAAAAGCTCATGACAAATTTTAACGAATTGGCAGAATTTCCTGATGAAGAGCCTAGTGGGAAAGCTGTTGGCGGGAAGGCCCGGGCTGCAAGCATGTCAGCTGAAGCAAGAAAGGAATCTTCAAAGAAGGCTAGAGAGGTAAGGACGTGGAAGGCCTCTCTTCCAGAGGCTCAAAATGAGGGGTTGTTGGAGATTGGCGACATATCGCTTGAAGTCGCGGTACTTCCAGATGGAAGGCGAGTAATTTCAAGGAGATCGATATTCTCCGCGCTTGGAAGGACCCCTCGTGGTGCGAAGGATAGTGCAGAGATGATTGGCGAGACCCAAATCCCATCATTTATGGATGCAAAGAACTTAATTCCCTATATAAATGAAGACCTTGCAGCTGTGATCCAAAAGGTTGAATATAAGGGGAAGTTGGGTGTTATCAAAGATGGTTATGACGCAACTATTTTGCCATTAGTCTGTGACCTCTACCTGAAAGCTCGTGAAGCTGGCGCAATGAAACGTGCAGAGCAATTAGTAGTAGCACAAAAGGCCGAGGTGCTGGTTAGGTCTCTAGCTAAGGTTGGCATCATCGCTCTCGTAGATGAGGCAACTGGGTATCAAAAAGACCGTGAACGAGATGCTCTTGCTAAGATACTTGAGTCATTCATTGCAAAAGAAATGAGGCCATGGGTGAGTACTTACCCAGCCGAGTTCTTTGAGGAGCTTTGTAGGTTGCGCGGCGTGCCTTTCAAGGCCAACATGCGCAGGCCTCAATATTTTGGTCACTTGGTTAACAATATAACTTATGACCGTATGGCACCCGATCTTAGGAATGCGCTCAAGGAAGAAAAAAGCAAAGCCAAAAAGGGCGCCAAAATGCATCAATTTCTTTCTGAAGATACCGGTTTCGGCATGTTGCAGCGAAGGCTAACAGGCATAACCACCTTGATGAAGGTAAGTGATGATTATGACAACTTCCTTGGGTTGCTTGATAAAGTCCATCCTGTTCTTAAGGTTCCAGACGATTTAGATGATGAATGACCACTCTCCCGGCCACCGCGCCGGGCTTTTTGTGCCTGCCGCTTGGCCTCTGCCGCTTAAGCTCCTAACCTCAAGGTTACACCCGCATCCTGCATGAAGATGGACGCGGTCTTAAGCTGCCCCGTCGCCGGGGCTTTTTTATGCTCAGCGATTAGAGTGAATTTGACCATTATTTCAGGGTATGTAAAAACTTTCTTTAGTGCTGTCGATTGAAACTTGATGGGATTTGTCTTACCTTACACATAAGAAAAGATTACATTTTTTACGGATTCTTTACATGGAAAGACTAAAGGGTTTGGACGGCATACGTGGAGGCTTAGCCATCTTAGTTGCGCTGTCACATGCTTTCGGGCATTTCACGGGCTGGGGATCAGCATTTTTCCCCTTTAATGCAACGTTTGCAGTAGACATATTTTTCGTTCTTTCTGGCATCGTTCTATATCATTCTCATCTACAGGAAATAAAGAGCAAAGCAATGTCATTTAAGGCATTTGTCGTTAAGAGATTTTTAAGATTGTACCCAATGCACATATTTGGAATATTGATGGTACCGATCGCTTTAATGATCAGTATAGGTCAGCCATATCCTGAATGGATTGGGGACGTTACAGCAAAGAATCTTTTTGGCGATGCATTAATGATGAACGCGATAAATGTGGGTTTTAATTTATCCTCTAATCAACCTAGCTGGTCAATATCAATTGAGTTTTATATAGGCACTTTAGTAGCGTTTTTCTGCTGCAGAAATAAGTTACTGGCATTATTCCTTCCATTTTTGACTATCGCCGCATTCTATACTGCAACAATAAACACCCATAACTTAGACCAGATGAATATCTTTCTTTTTAACGGCGGCATAGTTAGGTGCATCTATTGCATGTCTATAGGTATTTTATCTTACTCATTAATAATGCGATTTAGAAGCTATCTTAGTGATCGCAGTTCATTTCCCAAAATTTTCAGTTTGCTGGGCTTTATCTTGATGTGTGGAATGGTTATTCATGTAAGAATTCCTATGTATATCTACTTCGCTTTAATTGCAATCGTTTCCGTTGCGATAGCAATGATTGCTTGTATTGGTTTTCGATTTTTGTCCTTCCTTGATTCAAGATTCTTTGTAATGCTTGGTAAGAGGTCATTTTCTATATACCTCATGCACACCCCTCTAATTTATCTGTTCATCAAATTGAAGGTTGAGAATAATTATTTAAACTCGCTTTTAGCGGTAGGTGTAATAGTCCTATCCGTGATAGTGGCAGGGTTTACATTCAAATACATTGAGAAGCCTCCGCTTAGGATTTTATCTTCCCCGCGCATTAACACCGGCGAAACTGTAAAGTAACATGAGATAATTTGGCGCTTGTTAATAAATAAGCGCCAAACTTATCATTCAGGCGATTTTGTCCACTCTATCTTTCCAGGCTTTGATGTATCTATGCGATTCAACAACACTCTATATTTCTTTAAAGAGTTTAGCAGTATTTTCTCATCCTCAGTTGCCATTTCAAGATCAACCGCATCCTGAAGGATTGATATTTTTTGCGTAGCCTCTAGAAGAAGATTATATTTTTTCTGCTCGGCTTGGGTGATAAGGTCTTCTTCAGGTATTGCTGGTGTTGTGGGCTGTATAAAATCGCCATCTTTATAGGTCCAACCTATGCCTGCACCGCTGCCATTTATTTTTATAACCGTCGCTCCCTCGGGGGGGCTCCAATCAGTTTCCCCATCCCAAAGAACAACATTTATTACATTTCCGACAGCATCTATCACTGCATAATCATCAGCAATCATCATGCAAACTCCTTAACCATAACCATTCCTGGATTACCGGTTTTCCCGGTGTAAGTCGTGCCGGATGCTGCATAGAATCCATCCGCCCCCCTCCCTTGCCATCCTCCTGGGAATGGTGAATTGGGTGCTGTAAATCCACATGCCACACCAGCTGTGACCTGAATCACTGGGGCGGATAACGTCTCACCCTGGGAGGATGAGAGAATGAATCCAGTAGAGGTGTTGATTGCGCCAGTACGGTGGTAAGCACTACCTGCAACCCCTGAAGTTGATGACGAAAGCGTCCCATCAGCAGGATTGCCGCCATCTAAAGACATATAAGGTCCAAAATATGTGGCGCCGCCATAGTTATTTGCAGTGCCGCCAGAACCTACAGTCACAGTAAGCGGTGTAGAAATAGCACTGATATCAAAGCGTGATTTATTGTACTGGCCATGATAACCAGGGGTGGATCCGCCCGTTTGTCCGCTTGCAGTTGATCCAGAACGACTCCCGCCACCACCAGAAATTGCCTCAACAATAATTTTTTTGGTTCCGGGTGTTGGGGTGTATTGCCCGTTAGTCACAAAAACCTGGATATTAATCAACCTACCCACATAACCATTACTATCTGCAAGACCCAAACTCGATAGGCCATTCTTAGACGTAATAATTTGGGTCCATTTCGCTGATGGCGGAGCGCTTCCTATATTGTTAGTTGCAACGGATGCGTATGTTTCTCCTCCGCGCACGCATAGAGAGCCTACATAGTACTCCTGAGCCGCGTCCCACTCTGGCACGCCCATCTGGTGCTGATATGCAATGAACTGACTGATTGCATAGAAGGCAGCGTTAAAATCTTCAAGAGATGGGTTTTCCGAAGGACCAACAACACCCCAACCGCGAAGAAATGCGGCTGTAACCTGCGATGTTAAATCATCAGCCTGAGTAGTTTCGCCAAACAATGTGCGCTCAAGTCCCTGAGCGTTAGATCCGAACGCGCGTAAATTCCCTGAATATCTCGCAATCTTAGACATGAATTTTCCTCGAAAAAAAACCGCCCTGGTAGGCGGCATTGAATTTGCTTCCGAATCCCCTTGCTGCGGGGTTTCTGGAGAACCCGAATGTCATTCCGGGCGTGACCTGATAGAAGTAGTCGTAACGTACGCCTGCTGGCTTAGGCAGTAGCCCGAGCTTCACAATCAGTCGCAATTCGTCCTCAGATATCTGTGGTGAGATATTAAGAGCAAGCGTCATGTCTTTTCTGTCTGTAACATACGCCTCGCCGTTAAATGCTGCCTGTATAACTTCCTGCAGGCTCACGCGATCTTCAGATGCGATAGTCGATGCAGTGGCGTTTTTGGCAATTTTCACCTTGAGAAAACGCCGATACTCATTATCGCCAAGCTGGTAGTCGCCATAGGCCGGGGCAAACTTGCTGTAGAACGGGGCGCCAACATAAGAAGTT